ATTCCCAATTAAATCTAATGTATTAAAGAATAGTGAAGTAGGATACTTCGCAAGTGAAGTAGGAACAGTAGGAGACGCATACTTCTCTCAATTCAATGAATTCCCTGGAGACTATCCTGGTTTCCCTGGAGACTATGTAGTAGAAGGAACAATTTTATTTGGTGCTGAAGTTGTAAGACCTGAAGCAGTAATTGAAATCGTTGCTTAATAAAAAATAGATAGGAGAGTGAGAATATGGAGTTTTATACTTTAGAAGAATTTACTGAAAAGTACACGGACTACGCCGATTTTGAAATACCTGAGTGGTATGTAATGGCTAGTAGTGAGATGATATTCTCACAAGTTGGTAAAAAATATCAAGATACAAGTTGGACTAGTGAAACAGTACCAACACCAATTAAAAACGCTTCTATGGAACAATTAAGATTTATGATAGACCACGATATACCTTTTGTAGATACTGATAATTTAGACGCAGGAGTTATGAAATCAAAAATTAAAAGTGATTATTCTACACTTGCGTTAAGAATATTAGGAAATGCAGGATACCTATATCGTGGTAATCCTATCAATAGTAATATGTCACTTAATATACCTTTTGGAGATTAGATGATATTAGTTAATTCACAAAAAGCACGTTTATATAAGAATAATAGAAATAATTATTCTAATAGTGATTATTTTGATGATGAAGATACAAGTATAACAACAATTAACGTAGTACCTTACAATGTTGACAATTCTATTACTTACGGGACTTATACAATACCTGAAGCAACAGGATATTATATAGTAAACCGTAATGTCGATATTGATGAAGGAGACCAAATAGTATTTATAGGAAAGTTTGCAAACAAAGGTATAGATACTACAAAACATACTGTGTTAAAAGTTGAAGATAATTGGATATTTAATAGAATTGAAAATAAAGTGATAGTGGTTAAATGAACGTATCTGTAAAAGTTGATTTAGATAGAAACACCTTAAGGAAGTTAGAAATAGCACCTAGAGAAATCTTGTATGAGGTTGCAAGTGAAACATTAAAAGGAAGTATTAACTATACACCATTAAGTAGAAACAAAGGTGCAGGAACACTACGAGCAGGAAATAGTTCTTACGGTGTTAAAGTTCATACTGAAAGAGATATAAGTATAGGAAATGACGTTGACTATGCAGTATATGTATGGAATATGAACGATAGCACAACTCATTGGACTACAAGTGGGACACACAGTGCTTGGTATGGTAGATACTTTACTGAAAATTCTACTAGGTTAATAACTGAAGCAATTAATAAGAAAGGTTTGAAATGAATTTAGACGATATTGAAAGAAAACAACTAATTCTTATAGATTTTCTATCAAATACCATTAAAGATAATACTTGGAAAATAAAAGCAGAATATCAAACAAGTGACAATGATAGTAAAGTCATAGTAGTCCAAGAACAAACAGGAAGTAAAGTTGTATTCTATGATTCTGATACAACACCTTTATACAATTATTATTCAATAAATGTATATGGAGAAAGTGTAAGAGAAGAAAAGAATATGAGTTTAAAACTTGGATACTTAATTGGAACAAATAATATTATAGAAGTAAAAAATGGAAATGACACTGAAAAGTGGCAAGTCTTGATAAAACAATTTAGTAATTTTCAACCTATAGAATATTTAGATATTCGTAGGATAGGATACAATGCAACAATGCAATGTATTATAAATAAAATAAATTAAGGAGATGAGACAGTGGCAGAGTTTTATATAACAAATAGAGAACTAGTAAAGAACTTAAGTATTAACACTGGTACAAGTGCAAACCCTACTTATACACCTATTTGTACTACAAGTGAAATTAGTATTGAAACTGATTTTGAAGAAAAGGACTGGTATGTATTTTGTGATAGTTTACAAAGAAAACTACTTACTGGTGCTTCAGTAGTATTAAGTGGAACACTTAAACTAGACGTAAATAATACAGGAGATATGGCACTTTTAAGTAAAGTACATACATTACTAGCAGACGGAGAAATAGCACAATTTAATAATCAACAAATTAAATTTGATTTATTATCAAGTGTTGCTAGTGACGTTTTAACATATACAACATATACTGCTAATGTTGTTATGGTATTAAATGATCTAGGTGGAAGTGCAGAAGATGAAAGTGAATTCAGTTTTGAAATGACTTTAATCGGGACTGCAACTGCTGGATAATAATAAAACCTTAAAGGGTTAGGGTGGAATAGCCCTAACTCTTATTTTTATGAAAGAAGGTGAAAATATGGCAAATGGTGGAAATGTGACTTTTCACTTCCTAGGAGATACTTCTAATTTAGATAAAGCAACTGACAAAGCAAAAAACTTGGGAAATTCTTTTCAAAATGTTGGTAAGAAGATGACTAAAGTTGGTGCTACTATGACTGCAGTGTCTGCACCTTTAGCAATGTTAGCAGTACAGGGAATAAACTACAACAAACAATTAGAAACGTATAGCACAAACCTAACAACATTACTAGGTGGTAGTAAAGAAAAAGCAGATGAGTTATTAAATGACTTAAAAGAAATGGCAAATACAACACCTTATGAAACTTCTGGTTTGATTAAAGCAACTCAAACAATGTTAGGTTTTGGTATGAGTGTAGATGACGCAAAGAAAAGCCTACAAGCAATAGGAGATATTGCAATGGGAGATAGTCAAAAAATGGATAGTTTAACACTAGCATTTTCTCAAGTACAAAGTGCAGGTAAACTAACAGGACAAGACTTACTTCAAATGATTAACGCAGGTTTCAACCCATTAAACGAAATATCCAAAATGACAGGCAAGAGTGTATCACAATTAAAAGAAGAAATGAGTAAAGGTGCTATAAGTGCAGAAATGGTAAGTCAAGCATTTCAACACGCAACAAGTGAAGGTGGACTTTTCTATAAAGGTATGGAAAAAGGTGCTTCTACTACTGCAGGTAAGATTAGCACTTTAAAAGATAACTTTAATGAATTATTAGGAAATCTTACTGAAAACTTACTGCCAATACTTACAAAGTTAGTAGAAAAACTAACAGGTTTAGTTAAATGGTTTAGTAAATTAAGTCCAGGTGTTAAAACTGTAATAACAATATTATTAGGTTTAACAATGGTATTAGGACCACTAGTGACATTTATAGGTACGATCATAACTTTAGTAGGATATGTAAGTACGGCAGTTGGAGTATTAAACGCAGTTTTGGCAGCCAACCCTATTATATTAATAATAATGGCAATTATAGCAGTAATTGCAATATTAGTACTTCTATATAACAAATGTGAGTGGTTTAGAACTAAAGTAAACGAAATCTTTACAACTGTTATGGAAGTAGTAAACGGAATAATTGCTTTTGTTAAAAAATTATGGGAAGAAATGCAACCAGTTATAGAAATAATAGTAAATGTTATTAAAGCATATATTGGTTTTGTAGTTGCTTACATAAAGACTTATATAAATATAATACTTGCAATAGTTAAGTTTGTAGTTAATGCAGTAAAGACTTATATAAATATAGTTAAAACAGTAATACTAGGAATTATAACAACAGTTAAGACTGTTAAGAATAAAATAAAATCATTTATAGACGCAATAGTAGGTTTCTTTAAAGGAATACCTGACAAAATAAAAAATGTAGGTATGGATATTGTTAAAGGAATAGGAAATGGAATAACTTCTGGCATTAGTTGGATAAAATCTAGAATAAAAGAGTTTGTAGGAAATGTCACAAAGTTTATTAAGAAAGTATTTAAAATAGGAAGTCCTTCAAGACTTATGGAAGATGAAGTAGGACAATGGATACCAAAAGGAATTGCAGTAGGTATTAATGCAAATACTGACGCAGTTCAAGACGCAATGCAAAGTATGGTTGATTTAACTCCAAGTCTTACAGGAAATATGAGTATGAATTCAAGCCCTAACATAACAGTAAACGTACATAACAATATGAAACAAGATCCTTTAGGTAGAGTAGTAAACAATATAAAAACATATAGTGGTGGTGCT